CCGGGTCTGGATAGGTAGCATCTACCGAGACGTTGTCCGTAAAACCTTGGAGCAAGATTTGTATCCCGAAGAAAGAACTGATAGGTAGGTCCTGATGCACCTTCACGATCACGTCGTCCGGGTAGTTCGTGAAGTAATGCTGGTAAGAGAATGTCTGCTTCTGCTTAGGGGGAGCCCAGTCAATAAGTGGCGCGCCGATTTCGCCCTCCAGGACTGTCCCATGCGGACGGGCTAGAAAGCCGAAGATGGCCCCATCTGGGTTGCTCATCTCAACCAGTACCGATGCCGACCTAGGAGGCAGGGCCATGTCAGACGGCGCTCCACCAATAGGTGGCCGTAGTCGACCCGCACTTAAAGCGCTCGGCCCAGAGTGAGTTGCAACCAATCAGCTTGGTGACGCTGTTCTTCCAGACGTAGGCCGCCGGGTCTGAGCCAGGGATAAGTTCCTGAAACCGAGCAATACGGCCGATGAGGATGTAGCCGTAATCATCGTCGTCCACGCGGTCTTGCTCAGCTCGCACCTTGATCATCGGATAGCCTTCCCCGCTGACTGCGGGAAACTTGGCAGGGGTTGCGCCAGCAGGGGGAGTGTTGCCGCATCGGATGTAAATGAAACTTTCGCCGGCGGTGGTAGGTCCAGCCCCGTTCATGACTTCGATTTCAGGCGGAGGGTTGTTCGTCAGCAGAACCGCGTCGTCAGACTTTACGACCAGATTGTCGACCATGCCAGGGTAGATTTTGACGTAATACTTGGACTCCTTGTAGGTCAGGCCGTAGATATCGAAAGGGCAGAACTGCGAGGCCGATTCGTCTGGGAACGGGTTGCCTATATCAAGGGAGACTCCGTATCCGCTTGAGTTAAAACCGTATCCTGCTCCGGGTTGTACGATCATTATGGCGATGGCGCTGTTGAGGGCGCGTAGACTTCCGCAGGGTAGCCTTCGCGGTTAAACCTAATCTCGTAATTAATCTTCACGATTTTGGGGCTTGCTCCAATCGGAACGCAATAGTCTTCAAATGAAACTTGAGAAAGAAGCAGGGTCGGGCGGGAGGTTCCTTTTACGCTAGCCGTCCAAGAGGTGCCGATATGATTAGGGATTAACTTGATCCCGTCGAAATCGTTGCTCGTTGATGTCTTGCCTACGGCATCTCGAACCTTGGCGATGTCTGACATATCCTTAGTATAGATAACTCCAGAAAATGACGTAATCGGTGAAAGGTAATGTGTTTTCCCGTAGAAGTATTGCTTCGCTGCCGTGCTGGAATCCTTGAATCCGACAAACCCTCCAGCATTCAGATTCGTACCTTTGAAATGAGCACCAAAGTCTCCACCGACCCATTCATTGGTGACGATGCTGGAAGCAGTGAAGGTCGTCCCATTGCCGGCGATCGCCGTCGTGAAGCCAGTCGCAGGGCCGAAGAAGTTGGGGTGAGTCGTGATGTGCTCAGAGGTCAGGCCGTGCGAGGCCGTCACGTTCGGGCGGGTTCGGGAGCCGACTTCAGACTGGATGCCGACGTACTCAGCTTCGATGGTGTCAATCTCAAGCGGGCCCTTGATTAGGCTAAACTTATGGACGAAGAAATCCGAATATTCCGGGTGCACTTGCCCCGTAATAACGGCGGTTCCTCCGACAGTCTTGTCGACATAGTAAGTGGCACGGGCGGTCATCAGGCCGTAGCCGTCGTTGGTGTACGATCCGCCCGGCTGGACGAACTTGGTCGTGAGGAGGTTGCCGTTTTTGACGAGGGCCATGGTTATTTATTCTTGGTGAGAAGGGCGGCGCGAGACGGCGAAGCGTTGGCCGGGGTGCGGGGCGTGGCGCCTGACGCGGTGACGTCACGGGCGGGGCCTTGCATTCCGTTGGAGGCGATGACCTGAAGCACGGCCAGTTGTTCTCGGGCGACGAGCTGCTGCTCTTGGAGGGCGGTCACGACGGGGTTGTTACCCACTCCGATTACGTTGCCGGAGACTGAGCCAGGGATGGTTGAGCCAGAGCTAGACTTGGCGGCTTCTTTCTTGGCGTCTGCGGCCCTGGCGGCCTCCTCTTCTTTCCTGATGCGTTCAGCCGCGATGGCCTGCTTGCGTTGAGTCTCTTCCCAATTGAAGGCGGCTTTGCCTTCGTCGGACTGGTTCCACAATTCAAAGGCTCGCTTCTGCACGCCCTCCTGCTTGGACATGTTAGTCGTAAAAAGCGGGTTGATGAGATAGTTGCCAAGGTTTTCCCGAATCAGCTGGCGGCGCAGTGCCTGCCCTTGTTCTGTCTCTTTTAGGAACCTCTCGGTAACCTCAGCTCGTCCTGCCTTTGCCGCTTCACTTTCCTTAAGGCGCTCTTGCCGTTCTTTAAAGAAGGCTGCCATGCGCTTCTCGTGAGACGACACGAACATGCTGTCTCCTTTGGCCATCAAGTCCAAGCCCTCTTGAGCCTTGCGACGAGCGTCTTCGATTGCACCGCTGATGGCGCTGATTGTACCCTGAAGGATTACCATCGGAGCCGCAAAGCCTAGGAAGATGTCCTTGAATGAGGTCGAAAACTTCTTCTGGATGTCTTCGACCTGTTTGGCAAATCCGGTCGTGGCCTGCTTGGCCTTGTCCATCGCCTGGGGGACGTCGGAGGTCGTCTTGATGTTGACTGTCAGGTCTTGGGCCATGTCAGGGGGTGCTTTCCTTTGCAGGATTGGAAGCAGCCGCCGCGGCCTCCTTGGCTAGTTCTTCGGCTATGAAGGCTTCCTCCTCGGGCGACATGATCGCTACGTCCGCACCCTTGCGGATAGCCAGGGCGGAGTTCAGCCAGATAGCCTGACACTCCGGCATCTCCCATGCCCGCTGCTCTGGGATGCCCGACGCAATCAGGTTGGCGACGATGGACAGCGGCCACGGCACCCCCTTGTCGCCGCCCCCTGACTTGGTCTTGGTCTGCTCCCAGAACTTGGGCCAATCTTGGACCAGGATGTAGCCAGAAAAGGATTCCAGCAGGCGCTCAAACCTTTCTGAGTTACGGTTAAGGACAAGGATGCGCAGCTTGTCCCTCAAGCCAATCTCACCCAGTGGCTCTTCGGCGCACACTTGGCAGGCGAAGATAAGGTCGGCTGGGGTGATGCCGCGGGAGCCGGTGACTAGCGGTGAGTCGAAGGCCATTAGGCGCACGCGGTACTTTAGACACCAGGGGTACAGCGTCCTGCCTAGCAAGATGAACGGTGCCGGGTCTACTTGGCTATTTAGGAAGCGACGATCCACTGTCCTCTAGACTGTCCCCCTTTCGGGGGTGTCAATTACGTGTAGGAGACGCCTTCGAAGTCGACAGCAGTCACTGAGACGCTGGTAAAACCTTGGCTGGAGCCCTTATCGTCTACCTTGGTTACCACTCCAACGAAGGAAGCCGTAGCCGAGCCAGCAGGATAGGCTGAGGCGGTGTTGACCGTAAAGGAAAGGGTGGCGCCGAGGACGGGAACAGTGCCAGTCTTGGCGATGCCTTCGATCGTAATCTCGGACTTACGGTCGTCTAGTCGGTGCGTGACCGTGATGCCCGCTTCATTGATGACCATGGCCTCGGCGTTGAACGAGGACGAGAGGCTATAGGACTGCACGAAGAGGTTAGTGACATTACCCGCGATACCGTAGACGCAGGTGGTTCCGTTTGAGATGGCGGCCATTTGTAATTGCAGGCTTTGGAATTAGGTCAGGCGGGCAGGACTACCAGCACGTCGAAGGCAAAAGCCGTCGCCCAGGAGCGCTCGTCGATGCCCTCGTCTTCGGAGGTCAGGATGACATCGTAGCAGGCCGCGTCGGTCGAAGCGACGAAGGCCGCCTTGATGCTGGCAATGTCACGCATATTGCCGGACAGGGCGGCGCAGCGGGCACGGTGATCGGCGAGGGTGGTGTCGTCGGCGTTCGAGAAAAGGGTGATGCGGACCGAGCAGGAGTAGTTGCCTAGACCCTCTGGCAGGTCAGCAGGGGCCCTAGCGGACTCGCAAAGGACCACGGCCTTGGGCAGGGTCTGGGTCGCGGCGCTGTCACCCGTCAGGAAGGCTACGGTGGTCAGCCCGGTCTGGGTGGATAGGTAGGTGGCCAAGGTGGCCTCTACGATGTGGCGGATGCTCTTAGTGCCCATTGTACCTTTGCCCGCTTTGGGAGGGAAAGGGTCTTGACGAGGTAGGGGCATGGGTCTTACTCCAATCGTTCCACCGATGCTCTGCCAACAGGACCCAGTACTTGCCGCGTTCTTCGCCATCTTCGAGGATGCGGTCCCGCGTCAGCCCAAGCGCCGCACGCCCAGGGTTCGCCGTGGGCCTATGCTGGCCCGCCTGTATGCTGGCGAGACCCCTGCGTCATATGTCTGCGAGCCCAAGGTCGACGGCCTCCGCGTCCTGATCACTGCGGACCTATCCCGCCGCGTCGTGCGCTTCGAGACCCGCAACGGCAACCCGATGCCCTCACTCGACCATCTGGCCGACGAGGTGCTCGAACTCCTGGCTGGCAAGGACGGCGTCTGGCTGCTCGACGGCGAGGCCGTGTCCGGCAAGTCCTTCTTTACCTCGGTCGGTGCCCTACGCTCGGAACAGTCCGCCGACGATGCCCGGGTCTGGCTGTTCGACCTTCCCTCCGTGGAGGGCGATTACAGCACCCGCCGTGCCTCTCTGGAGGCTTTGTTCGCTCAGTCCTACCCTACGTCGCTCCTGCTTATCCCGAGCGCCTCCTGCACCCCCGAGGAAGCCTTTGTCCGCTTTACCGCCGAGGGCTTTGAGGGTGCCATGGTCAAGGACACCGCCGCCCCCTACTCCCAC